TATCTGAGAAGATAGCTAAAGGTAAAGAGATTCTAGCGAAAGAGATACCAAATTGGAGTCCTGAGACTAACCAAGCATTGTTATCTACTGGCAAAGAGTATGGCTTTTCTGACGCAGAACTCAATGCAATTGTTGACCCACGTCACGTAAAGGTGTTGCATGACGCTATGCAATGGCGCAAATTACAACAGAACTCAACGGTAAAAAATAAGATTTCCAATGCTAAACCAGTCGTGAAACCTGGTGCAAAGGACAGCAAAGCAGAAGCTAATTCTAATCACCGACAATTACGTGATTCGTTACGTAAGACGGGTAAGGCAGACTTAGCACAAAAACTTATCGAAAATATGATTTAATTTATAAAGGAAACCATAATCATGGCAGCATCAGCAACCAATAGCTACACCGGTAAAGGTATAGCAGAGTCATTTGAGGATATCATTTTTGATATTTCTCCAGAAGATACACCGTTACTTTCTCTCGCAAAGAGAATGTCCGCCGGTCAGACCTATCACCAATGGCAGGTTGACGCATTATCACCAGCAGGCACTAACACAGCAGTTGAAGGTGATGACGCTTCATTCGCAACATTAGCAGCAACAACAGTATTAGGTAACTATACTCAAATCTCACGTAAAACAGTTCAAATTTCTAACACTTATGACGTAGTTAAAAAATATGGTCGTAAGTCTGAAGTTGCTTACCAACTTATGAAAGCTGGTAAAGAAATGAAACGTGACATGGAATATGCAATCGTACGTAACCAAGCTTCTTCAGCAGGTGGTCCAGCAACAGCTAGATCAACAGCAGGTATTGAATCTTGGATTACTAACCGAGTAATTGCAACAGGTTCTACAGCAGGTACAACACCTGGCTTCGTAAACGGTACAGTAGCATCACCAACAGATGGTACTTCTGTAACATTCATTGAAGCAGACCTAAAATCAGCATTACAATTAGCTTGGACAGATGGTGGCGAACCATCATTAATCCTTATGTCAGCAACTAACAAAGCTCGTTTCTCAGGCTTTGCAGGTATTGCTACTAAGTTCAACAATGTTCAAGGTACAACACAAGCAACAATTACTGGCGCTGCAGACGTTTACGTTTCAGACTTCGGTAACCACACAGTTAAACTAGACCGTTTTATGAGAGATCAAGCTGTTCTCTGCGTTGATCCTGGTTATGTTGGTTTAGCTTCACTACGCCCAATGAGCAAAGAAGAACTTGCTAAAACAGGCGATAGCACAAAATGGTTACTCACAGCAGAATACGCATTAGTGGTTCAAAACCCAGATGCTCATGCTAAAGTACAAAACGTAGGTGCTTAGTAAGTAGTTATGATACAATAGAGGGTGTTAATTCGCCCTCTTTGTATTTTTATATATGCCAATATTATTTGACCACAATAGCGTAACAGGTGTAACTCAATACTTTGATTACGACCCAGCTAAAGATACATACTACCTAACTTCTACACAAGATATAAGTGGAATGTTAGACAAGATTAAACAAGCAAGAGATAACCCAGATACATGGGATAAAGGCGTTAAACAAGAATGGGCGCACTTTGCTAGTATTCCACCAGTAGTGGAAATGCAGCTAAAACAAAAAGGGATAGATATATATAACCCTAACCAAACAAAAGAGTTGATGAAAGAAATAAACGAAAACTATCCATACTTGAAGTTGACTACTAAACGTGGCTAAATATATTCTCATTATCTCCATATTATTAACAGGATGCACACAGTTTGCAGCATCTGTCTCAGGAACATTTATAGGCAATATTGCTTCAGATAGAGTGCTAAAAGATATGGATAAAAATAAGAAGTAATGGATAAAGACGAATTAAAGAATATACAATTAGCTATACACGACCTTATAACTAAGGAAGCGTATGACGAAGCATTACCTCTAATCTACACAGTATTAGAAACATATCCTAATGATGCAGCTACATTAAACTTCTTAGGTTATATTTGGTTACAAGGCGATAAACCAGCATTTGCTTACCAATTCTTTCGTAGAGCATTACAAGAACAACCAGGTAATAAAGCATTATGGACATCTCTAGGTCGTGCAGCTCACGAAATGGATATGCCAGAGGAAGCTATACAATACTTCCTAAAGTCAGCAGAATTAGACCCTAGTTATCATTTAGCTTATTCTAATGCAGCAGCAACGCTAGTACAGATGTCTAAATGGGATGATGCAGAGAAGTCATGTAATATGGCTTTAGAATGCAATCCTACAGATTTACACGCACAATTAAATCTAGCGCATAGTTATCTAGCCAAAGGTGAATATGATAAAGGCTGGAAAGAATGGGGTAAGTCTTTAGGTGGTAAGTTCCGTAAAGAATGGGTATATGGTAACGAAGTAAGATGGGATGGCACACCTGATAAAACATTAGTTATCTATGGCGAACAAGGTTTAGGTGATGAGATATTCTATGGCTCATGTATTCCTGACGCTATAAAAGCTAGTAAGAAAGTTTATATAGACTGTGACCCTAAACTAGAAACATTATTTAGACGTAGCTTTCCTGAAGCAGAAGTACATGGTACTCGTAAAGAAGCTCATCCTGAATGGATAGCAGATAAAGAATTTGATTATAGATGTGGTGTAGGTGGATTACCAGAGTTCTTTAGACATAACAATAAAGACTTTCCTGGCACACCTTATCTAAAAGCTGATCCTGAAAAACGTATTATGTGGCGTGCTTTATTTGACTCTTATAAAAAGAAAGTCATAGGCATCACTACAAAAGGTGGCATTAAACTTACTAATGCTAAAGGTCGTAAACTTACAGAAGATGATTTACAGCCACTATTAAGACGCAAAGATATACAATTAGTAAGCCTAGATTATAGCGTAGAACGCAAAATTGATGGCGTAAAATACTTTGAATTTGCAACAGACGCAAAAGATTATGATGACACAGCAGCTATGATTGCTGAACTAGATATGGTTCTAGGTGTCAATACTACAGCTCAACATTGTGCTAGTGCTATGGGTGTTAAAACATGGTGTCTAGTACCTAAATATCACCAATGGCGTTATGCTCAACCTAGTATGCCTTGGTATCGTTCTATGCGATTAATTTACCAAGATGACAGATCATGGCGTGAAGTCATAGAGAGTGTCGCTACCCAAATATAATGGGCTTAGGTGATTGGATCATGGCTTCAGCAGAAGTCAAAGAAGCAAACGAAAAGACTAAAAAGAAAGTCAAGATTGGTAATGGTGTAAGTATGTTTTACGATCACCAAGTATTTGCTAACAATCCTCGCATGGCATCTAATTCAGATACAGATGTGGTATGGGTAAAGAATTATCCTAATCACAGACCTTATCTAAATGGTTCTAAAGACGGACATCTAGTATTTAATGATAACTATAAGCCAAAGCCTGGTGAAATATACTTATCTCAAGACGAAAAGATGTGGGCAGATAAGAAAGTAAAAGAACCTTTTATACTTATAGAGCCTAATGTAAAACGTACATTTATTCATACTGTAAACAAAGCATGGGATAAGTGGGATGAATTAGTAAAGCATGACTTACCTTGGAAACAAGTAGGTGATTGTACTGCTAAAAGATATACAGATTGGATAGAAACAAAAACATTCAGGGAAGCATTAGCCATACTAAACAAAGCTAGTGTTTTTGTAGGGACAGATGGTGGTTTACATCATGCAGCAGCAGCTTTAGGCATACCATCTGTGGTTATTTGGACAGGATTTAGTTCACCGAAACACTTAGGATATGATACCCATAGAAATATACATGACGGTTCAGAGCCATGTGGGACTTTTAATAGCGTATGTAAACATTGCCTTCTAAAAGCGAAAGCAATCACCGTAGAACAGGTTTTAGATGCAGTTAATACTGAGTGGCATAGAACGCAGAGATAACGTCTTAAAACGCTTACAAACGCATTGTAAGGGTACTTTAACAAAAGAATGGGATGGTAAGTCTATTCCTGTAGTTGTTGGCAATTTACATGGTGCTGATAACATACAAATGGAGTGTAGAAAGCAAAATATACCCTACATTCTTATAGATCATGGTTATTTTAACAGAAATACAGATTTAAATTGGGCTAGATTCTGCGTAAATAATTATCATTGCACAGATTGGCGTACTTCAGATAGAGAAATACCAGAAGTTAAAGAATATCGGTCAGGTGAACATGTAATTATACTACCACCTGCTGACAAAATAGCATATATCTATCAAGCAAACGATTGGTTAGATAAAACTGTAGAAGAAATACGCAAATATACAGAACGCAAGATCATAGTTAAGCGTAAAGGTGAAGGTGACTTTAACCAAGCTGTAAAAAATGCTCATGTTGTTGTAAGTTTTGGTAGCGTAGCAGATGTACAAGCAAGTATTTATGGTATTCCGGTGATTGTTTCAGAATATAGTCCAGCGATACCTATTTCAAACAAAATTCAAGATATAGAAAACTTAAAATACCCAGATAGAACTGAATGGTTACGTTCATTAGCAAGTGCTGAATGGCATAGAGACGAAATGGACAAATGCTGGGAAAGATTAAAAGGACAATTAGATGGCATTAACTAACTACACCACGTTTACAGCTACAGTAGAAAGCTATTTAGCTCGTAATGACTTGACAAGTGTTATTCCTGACTTCGTTCAGTTAGCACAGTTAAGATTAAGTCGTGATTTAAGAACAGAAAGAATGTTAAAGGTTGCGACTACTAGCCCAAGTGATAATAAAGTAGCGTTCCCATCTGATTTCTTAGAGTTAAGAGAGATGCACTTACAAGGCAATCCTCCTATTCTATTAGAGTTCCAAACACCTGATCTATTCTTCCGTAATGGTCAAACAACATTATCAGGTCGTTCACACTACTTTACAATGTTAGGTACAGAGTTCCAATTTGCACCTAGCCAAGATACATCATATACAGTTCAAATTTTATACTATGCTCAACCTACATTTATCTCTAGCACAACAGCTAGTAACTTGTTCTTAGCATACTACCCAGACGCTTTACTTTACGCAACTCTAGCAGAAGCAGAACCATATTTAATGAATGATCCAAGAATTGCAACATGGTCAGCATTGTATGATAGAGCAATTGCAAACATCAAGAAAAGCGATCTTGGACAAACCTATTCATACACAACATTAAGTGTAACACCACGATAATTTATAAAGGAAAAACATCATGGCAGAAATGAGTAACTTTTTAGAGAATGCACTTATTAATGCAACTCTAAGAAACACAACATATACATCAGTTGCAACAGTTTATGTATCACTATGGACTTCAGACCCTACAGACGCAGGTAGTGGTACAGAAGTATCAGGTGGTTCTTATGCTAGAACATCTGTAACATTTGCATCACCTTCGAACGGTGTAACAACTAACAATGCTGACGTAACATTCCCAACAGCAACAGCTTCATGGGGAACAGTAGGTTGGATTGGTATTAATGATGCTGCAACATCAGGTAATCTTTTATACCATACAGCATTAGATACAGCAAAAGCAATTGACTCTGGCGATATCTTTAAGATTGCTTCAGGTAATTTAAGCGTTACATTAGCGTAAGGATAAATCATGGCTCTAGTCGTAAAAGATAGGGTAAGAGAAACCACTACCACTACAGGCACAGGTACTGTTACATTAGGTGGTGCTGCGACAGGCTTTCAGTCATTCTCTGTAATTGGTAATGGCAATACTACTTTCTACACTATTCAATTAGCTAACACAAATGAATGGGAAGTAGGTATTGGTACATACACATCTTCAGGAACGACTTTATCTAGGGATACTATACTAGAGTCTAGCAATAGTGGAAGTGCAGTAAACTTTAGTGCAGGTACAAAAGATGTATTTGTAACTTATCCTGCTGAAAAAGCAATTTATGAAGGTAATTTACCCACTAAATTATCAGTCTATAAAAGAGATACTACTGTTGCAGATGTTGCTTTAGCTAATGGTTTTCTACCTGTATTAAATAGAAGTGGCTCAACAATTAACGTTACAGTAAGTTAAGGAAAAAACATGGCATCAAGATATCCACTCGTTCTTAATGGAACAACAATACAAGAACTTCAGACAGGAGATACTGTCGCAAGTTTAGTTATAGGCACAGACGTTCAAGCGTATGATGCAGAGCTACAAGCTATATCAGGTTTAGCTGCAAATGGTCTTATTACTAGAACTAGCTCATCTACTGCTGCTGCTAGAACAATTACTGGCACAACTAATGTAATTTCAGTCACTAATGGTGATGGCGTATCCGGTAATCCAACTTTAGATGTTGGCTCTCTTGTAGCTAAAACAGATACAGCTAAAACATTTACAGCATCACAACGTGGCACAGTCACTACAGATAATGATGGTTCATTTGATATGAACGTGACTAATAACTTTACATGCACACCTACAGGCACATTTACTCTTACATTTACTAACATTACAGCAGGTCAATCAGGCTATGTGTTATTAGTAAATACAGGTGGTCATGCTGTAAGTGCAGCATCTACAACTAAAGTAAACTCTACATTCTTAACAACAGTAAGTGCAGCAGGAACATATCTGTTATCATACTTTAGTAATGGTACTAACGTATATGTAACTACTGGTGGAGCAATGGCTTAATGGCTATTTTAAACAATAGTAATGCAATAACCACAACTGGTGGATATGATGTAAATAACTCACTTCGCTTTAGAAGAAGTGCGTCTGCTTATCTATCAAGAACACCAGCTAGTGCTGGAAGCCAAACAACTTGGACTTGGAGTGGATGGGTTAAGCGTAGTATTTTTGGTTCTCAACAAAAAATACTTACTGCTGGCTCTACTGGCTCTTTATTTGCATCTTTTGAATTTATTTCTGGAGATAACTTTCAGTTTTATGCTTACAATGGTGCTACAAATGCTTATTTAGTAACTACACAAGTATTTAGAGACCCTTCAGCTTGGTATCATATAGTTTTTGCAGTAGACACAACTCAAGCTACTGCTTCCAATAGAATTAAAATATATGTAAATGGAACACAAGTAACTGCATTTAGCACATCTACTTATCCTAGCCAAAACTTTGCTTTTCCAATTAACAATAATGTAATTCATAATATAGGAAGAGATAATATTAATGTAGGTGACTATTTTGATGGTTACTTAGCAGAAACGCATTTTATTGATGGATCACAAAAAGCTGCTTCAGACTTTGGATCTACAGATGCAACAACAGGCGTATGGCAACCTAAATCATACACAGGCACATATGGCACTAATGGCTTCTACCTTAAATTCTCTGACATAGCTACTACATCAGGTTCTAATGCAGGTCTAGGTAAAGACTTCTCAGGTAACACTAACTACTGGACTACTAATAACATATCTGTAACATCAGGCACAACCTATGATGCTATGACTGATGTCCCTACTAATACAAGTGCGACTGTGGCTAATTACTGTGTGCTTAACCCATTAAATAAAAGTAGTGGAATGACGCTATCACAAGCAAATTTAAGAATGTCAATGGATAGTGCAGGTGGATATAGTGCTAGAGGAACAATAGCTTCAAGTAGTGGTAAATGGTATGCAGAAGCATTTGTGCAAAACAAAACAACTCAAACTGTAATTGGTGTTTGTGATGTAAATCTTGGAGCAAATCAAGACCCAATTGTAGCTCCTGTAAATGCCGTTGCATATTACGCAAATACAGGAGGCAGATATGTAAATGGTGGATCGCTTACTGCATATGGAGCAACTTACACAACCAATGATATTATTGGTATTGCACTTGATATGGATGGACTAACAGTTACATTTTACAAAAATAATGTTAGTCAAGGTTCAATTGCATTAGGAACAACAGGATTAAGTTACACATTTTTTGGGGGAGATGAAAATTCTCTTAACACACAAATTCAATGGAATTTTGGACAACGCCCATTCTCATACACACCTCCTACAGGCTATGTAGCACTAAACACATATAACCTACCTACCCCTACTATATTACAGGGTAATACTGTGATGGATGCAACGCTATGGACAGGTAATGGTGCAAGTAGTAGATCAATTACTAATGCAGCTTCATTTAGACCTGATTTTGTATGGATAAAAAGTAGAAGTAACGCATTTTGGCATCAACTTTATGATGCTGTTCGTGGTGTTCAACAAGCTATGTATTCAAATTCTACAAACGCAGAACTTACAGAAACAACAGGATTAACAGCGTTTAATTCAAATGGATTTACAGTTTCTAGTGGATCAGGTGTTAATGAAAATGCAAGCACTTTTGTAGGTTGGCAATGGCAAGCTGGTTCATCTACAGTAACTAATACAAGTGGAAGTATATCCTCACAAGTAAGAGCTAACACAACTGCTGGATTTAGTATTGTGACTTGGACAGGTAATGGAACTAATGGTGCTACTATCGGACATGGACTTGGTGTTGCACCTAGATGGGTAATAGTAAAACGCAGAAATAGTTCAGGTGATGATTGGTTACACTATCATATATCCTTAGGAGCAACTCAAAGTATTGCTTTTGATACTGCTGCAGCTATTACATCATCTACAAGATGGAACAACACAGCACCTAGCTCAACCCTTATTACTTTAGGAACATCTACTGGTGTAAATGGTTCAGGTGCAACTTATGTAGCCTATTGCTGGGCAGAAATAGCAGGGTTTAGTCGCTTTGGTTCTTACACAGGTAATAGTTCTAGTGATGGACCATTTATTTACACAGGTTTTAGACCTAAATTTGTTATTGTAAAAAGGTCTTCAAGCACAGGACCATGGGAAATGTTAGATTCATCAAGAAATACATATAATGTAACAGAAAATGGATTAAGAGCTAATGCAGCTGACGCAGAAGGAACAGGTATTGGTCCATTTGACTTTTTATCTAATGGTTTTAAATTAAGAGGTCTTGGTGGTGTAACAAATGATGCTGGAACATTTATATATATGGCATTTGCAGAGAATCCATTTTCAACAAATAATAGAGCAAGATAAGGAAAAATTATGTTTTTATTAAACGGTAAACATTTACCAGAAGGCGTATCATTCTATGACGCTAATGGCACACAATATCATAGTGGATGGCTCAATCAATCTACAGAAGAGCAAAAACTAGCTATTGGCATTACATGGGTAGCTGATCCTGTTCGTGCAGATGATCGTTTCTACTGGGACGGTGATATTAATAACCCTAAAGCACTAGAAGATAAATTAGAAGAAGATGGTTCTACTACTAAAGGTCTAAAGTCACAATTTGTCGCACAAGTTAAAGATACAGCAGGTAAATTACTATCACAAACTGATTGGTATATTATCCGTAAAGCTGAACGTAATGTAGATATCCCTGAAGAAATAGCTCTAAAACGCACACAAATCGTCACAGAAGCAAACAGATTAGAAAATGATATCAAAGCATCAACAACAGTAGAAGCTCTCATAGAGGTATTAAACGCACAAAACTGGGGTGAATAATGTTTGGCATATCCTCCTTTGCTGAAACCTCCTTCAGCACCTTAGGGAAAATAGGGGGTATAGTATTAGCCTCTGCTCAAATAGATGCAGACGCAACGGTTACAGCTAATGCTAATGCGATAAAACCATTTAGTGCTGCTATTACAGCAGACGCTACTGTTACAGGTAATGCAACAAGAATTAGATTAGATAGTGGTTCTATAAATGGAACTGCTAATGTAAGCGCTGTTTACTTACGCATAAGAGATGGATCAGGTTCTATTACAGGTAATGCAACTGTAACTGCAATAGGATCGTTTGAGATTGCAGGTTCAGCATCTATTACTGCTAATGGCACAGTAGAACTTAATTATGTAGTTATCAGAACAGACTCTGCAAGTATTACAGGCACAACAACTGTATCTTGTTTAGCAGGTTATGAAGTAAGTGGTGCTGGTCAGATAGTAGGAAATGCTTCTGTATATTGTTTAGGTGGCATTATTACAGGTGCTAGTGCATCTATTACACCTATAGCAACAGTTACAGCAAACGGAGTAATACAAGGTGAAGGATGGACTCCTGTCACCCCAGGAAGTGAAGTATGGACAGATACAACCCCTAGTGTAGATGTATGGACAGAAGTCGCACCAGGAACTAACACATGGTTAAGACAAGGATAAAAGATGGCAAAAACCAAAATTTCAGAATTTAGCGCAACCGCAGCAGATAATACCGATATAACTAATATCAATATTGCTGAAGGATGTTCACCAGCTAACGTAAACAATGCTATACGTTCTCTTATGGCTTTACTTAAAGACCAACAAGCAGGAACAAGTGGTGATCCATTTACAGTAGCAGGTACATTAGTATCATCTGGCACACTAGACGTTACAGGTAGTTTTAAGCTAGACGGCACAGCAGGAGCTTCTGGTCAAGTATTATTATCAGCAGGTTCAGCTACACCTACATGGGGTTCTGCTATACCATCAGGCGTTATTGTAATGTGGTCAGGAACTATTGCAACCATTCCTAGTGGTTGGTATCTATGTAATGGTTCTAATTCTACACCTGACTTACGCAATAAATTTATCATAGGTGCATATCAAGATTCATCAGGCACAGCATACACAACTATTACAGGTTCTAATACACAAACAGGTGGTACTAAAGACGCTATTGTAGTATCTCATACCCATACCGCAACTGTAACTGATCCTGGTCATAGCCATACTGCTACTACTTTATCTGGTACTAATGTGAATGGTAATCCAGGCGCACAATTAGGAAGTGGTAATACAGGCACAGCAACTACAGGCATCACAGTATCTAATAGCACAACAGGATCAAGTGGTACTGATCAAAACTTACCACCTTACTATGCACTAGCATATATTATGAAGGCTTAATATGCCTATACAACGCATAGCTTTTAAAGACTGGTTACCTGACCAACCATCTATCCTAGACGCAGTATCAGAAGCTAATAATGTTATTCCTTTAGCTGTAGGATATGGTCCATTTAAGTCAGCAGTAGATTATTCAGGTAACGCATCTGAAAACTTAACTAACGTATATGCTACTAAAGTAGATAATGACGTATCTGTATTTGCAGGTGGTCTTACTAAATTATACAAACTAGATAGTTCAGATTTATCACTAGATGATGTATCTAAATCAGGTGGCTATACAGGTACATACAGATGGCAATTTGTTCAGTTTGGTAACTATGCACTTGCTGCTAATGGTTCTGAAAAGATACAATATTATGATGTAAACTCATCATCATTATTTGCAGACTTAGCTGCAGCAGCTCCTATTGCTAAATACGTAACAGCAGTTCGTGACTTTGTAGTAGGAGCTAATATAGGTGCAGGCACATATCCTACACGTGTGCAATGGTCAGATATCAATGATCCTACAGATTGGACACCAGGTGCTGCATCACAATCAGATTATCAAGATATTCCTGATGGTGGTGACATTACTGGTATCACAGGTGGTGAATTTGGTATTGTATTTTTAGAAAAAGCCATTGTTCGTATGTCATATATTGGTTCACCATTATTCTTCCAATTTGACACGATTTCAAGAAACATTGGCTGTATAGAAGGTGGTTCTATTGCACAATATGGTGGTATTACATACTTCTTATCAGATGATGGATTCTATTCTTGTGATGGT